GTGATTCATTGCCGTTCTTAATTAACTTCTTTGTGTTATCGTCAATCACAAAGCCAACCCGGGTAAGAGAAGTGAAGTGACCATTAAGGGCTTGAGCCAACCCATTGGTCATCATCTTGAACTCTTCTGTGCTGGCTGTAGCACCCTTCTCTGCTGTTACATAATCGAGAATGGAAGGGGTAAGGGCTTGGATAGTCGAAGCCTGAAGATTAAAGGTAGCCAACTGTGATTGGATTTGAGTGATATTGCCCTTGCTGACTACGCCGAGGTTTTCCAATGCTTTTGACTGATTGTTAAGAGATTGGATTTGTGCGTTGCTTGCACCTACTCCAACCTTCATAAGACGAGTTAAGCGATCCTGCTGGGCTTGCATCTCTGCAAAGGCTCTAACTGATACCTTGCCAAAGTTAATGACCTGCGCAGTTGAATAGGTTGCTCCGAAAGCACCTGCTAAGTTTTTAAGGGTTTTGGTCAGCTTGGCAGCAGCAGACTCGGCTTTCTTAAAGCCGCGTGTATCGGCTTTAGAGCCGATGGATATAGTCTCTCTTACTTCAGCCATTATGCTGCCTTCCTTGAAGTAGCCTCTTTGACATTGGCTCTAAACTCTCTGATTGCTGTGTCTATCGCTTTCATGGCTGCGCCTTCTGCCTTGCCTTGGCTGTTAGCCCAAGCGCGGTAAATCAAGCGACCGCGACCTTTAAGGCTAGATACAAGCGGTGGCAGGTTCTCAATAAAGGTTTTACCAGCAGTAGGGTTATTTGACTTGCTAACTCTGTTAGAAGAGTAACCAGCTTTAGAACCTACCCATGGCTGACCTTGAGGATTGGCTCGTCCTGCGCCTTCGTAAATAGCACCGACTCGGCTCTTGTTCTGGATACGAGCCATAGAGCTAAAGCCGTTGGAGTTAATTCTGCTAGGGGTTGTGCTGTAAGTAATGCCAGACTTAATCTCACTAGAGTTAAAGGCTGGGAACGCACCTATATTAGAGGAGCGCCTAGCCCAACCACTCATAGGAGACACAGCAGGTACAAAGCCCTTTGCTTGAGTTACTACTGGCTTTAAGGCTTTAGTCAGTTCCTTCTTAAGAGCTTGCTCTAGGTCAGGAGTGAAGCGACGCATTGCTTTGCGTAGATCAGCGTTTCCGCGTATTTCTATTCGCATCGCTTCGCTCCTTTGCTAAATCTTTTAATACCTGTACATGAGCCTTGAAAGCCATCGTAGGAAGTTCCACGATGGATTGGAACGGAACTCCATACTCGTAACTTAATCTAGCTGCGAGATAGGTGAGGGAGTTCCGATCTAGCCTAAAGGGTCAGACTCTAGAACCTCGACACTCTTCAGAGTGCCAAGGAAGTCCTCGCCAAAAGGCTTGACCACTTCACCTGAGCGGCGGATGGCTTCCCAGCACAACCAATAAACATCAGATTGCTTCTGATCTTCAATGAGTGCTTTGTGAAAGCCTTTTTTAGCATATTGCTCAAAGGAATACTCTAGAAGCGGAGTTATTTCAAACTCCTGCACCTGTCCGTCTGCCCTTGTTACTTTGAGTTTTGCCATAGCCCTTATCTCCTTCTTACGCTGTTGTGATGGCGATTTCGCCGTTTACGTTCCATGTAACAGACTGAGTTGAAAGGTCTCCAACTGCGCCGTTTACTGGTGTTGTGTTATTGACCAAGCATGACATAGTGTATAGCGGATTTGTAGCTGATGTAGCTGCATTGGTCTGCTTTACTGTAACTGTTGTGCTTTGACCCCAACGGCTGTTGAGTGTCTGAAGTGTCTTTGCTGATTCTGGGTCATTGAAAAAGTCGATAGTAATGCTTGAAGCTTCCAAGCCCTTTACATAACGGCGTCCAGAATCGCCCATCGCGGAAATATCGAGCTCCTCGAATGATCTGTTGATAGTAACGCTGCTGACTAATGATGAGAGATCTACCGCATTAACAGTAAGAACCACTCCATTGCTTAGATATACTGCCATTTGGGTTATTCCTCGTCTTTCTTAGTTGTTGTCTTTGTTTCTGGCTTTGAAGCAACCTGACCGATTTTAATCAGGAAGGCTTCGTTCTCTTTTTCCCATTGTGCTAAATCGGTCATGATTTAACTCCATTCCGTAAGTGTGCTGATTGCAATGTCGCAAGCCAGCAAGTCTCCTGTAGGCAGGTTCAGCACTTTAGGGCTGGACACAGTTCCTACATTGAACACGATAGATGAGGCTTCCAAGAGCTGAAAGACTCTGACCACATCGTCCTCAATCCCTGCAAGGTTTCCTTGATTGTCCAGTAATGGCACAAGGATGGTAATAGTAAAATTGGCTAATGGCGCAACTGATGTGCGGTCATTGTTTGTCGGCGTTATGTATGGATCAGCAGGGCTGACAATAACGCTGTTGGCAATAGGCGTAGCAGGTGGGAACGAGAACACGCTCCACTTAGTATTGTCAGTAAGTGCCGAGGCTATAGAAGCTCGAAGAGTGGTTATTGCTGGCATCAGCCCACCATAGAGTTAGGGCTTAGGTAAGGTGCAAGTAAGCCACGAACGCGAGCCATGAGCTGGTTAGACATTGTGTATGGGCTCGGTGCATAGCCGTCAATAGATACGCCTTGACCTGTTGGCGCTTGACGCGCTTGCCAGATAGCCACGCTGATCATAAGGCTGGCTTCCTGAATGGCTGGAACTGTTGTGTAATCTACATAAGTATCTGCTGCCACTTGACCATAAGGGTTAATTGGGTGGTAGGGGTTATCGCTTGTGTGGGTTGTAGTTACTGTAAAGCTCTTATCTCCAACGCCAGTAATGGTCTTAGTGCCATTAAACTTAGTGCCGGACTTTGTGATAACTACTGACTGTCCTACATAGAATACATCTTTGACGTAATCATTAAAGTACAAAGTGCCTACTGTGCCAACGTTGCTGTGAGCAATAGTAGGGGTCGTGTTAGTCCATAGAAAAGGCAGCAAGACATCATCAGAAGCATCGCAGACTGACTGCAATACGGCATCAGTATAAAGAGTTCCGATACCTAATGCGGTACGAAGCTCTGCGACTGTTGTGAGTGCCATTGTTATCCTTTCTAAAGACTCAAGGGGACTGCAAGGGCTCTGGCAGCCCCCTTGAGCGACTTAGTTGGCTTACGCCTTGTTGTTCTTAAATGCGCCTGCTGCAACCTTAGTTGCAATTGCGCCAAAGCCGTAGTAACCAATTGTTACCTGACCTGCGGCTGTTGATTCTGCGCGTAGGCGGTATGTTGGTGACTCGTACCATGTGTAAGCATCTGGGTTTACGATGAGGATTGTTCCATCGCCATCTCCGCCGTTTGTAGGATCAACGTAAAGGTTGAGTCCTGCAACGTTGCCTGTAAGTGATGTAGGTGCTACTGCTCCGCCTGCGTTCATTGGCTGTGAAGCTGTGTAGATAGGGCGTCCTGAATCGTTAAGTGACATGATGTTTGACCATTGTCCTGTAGATACAACCATGTTGCGAGCAAATGGGTTTGGAAGTCCTGCTGTTGCGCCATAGACAGATGCTGAACCGCGAGCAACAATTCCGAGAAGCGCTGAAGCGTCTGGATATGTTGCAACTGTTGTTGCGTCAAGTGTTGCACCTGAAATGAGTGCAGCGTTTACTGCTGAGTTAGTTGCCTTTGCGTAAGCTGCTGCCATGTTGCGGACAAGCTCATCGAAGAAGGCTGGTGATGTGCGATCTAGCAATTCGACAGAGAATGTCTGCTGTCCTGCATACTTTTGCACTGATACTGAAAGGAAGGATGCGTTCTGGTCTGTATCTGAGAACGCTGCGCCTTCTGGTTCAATTTCAACTGTTGGCATCTGTGTAATCTTTGGAATCTCGAAAGTCATACCTGCATCTGGAAGCACTCCACGAGAGATTGCGTCAATAGATGGACGGATGGTTGTTCCGAGTGGGTTGATGATTTCAGAGAGCTGACGTGTTGGTACAAGACCAGCGTTGTCTGTTGTGTCATCTGCTGCGCGTAGGTATTGACGAGCTGACTCATCGCCTAGTGCTGCGCGGATTGAGTTCTCTGCATACTTAG